GCTATGTAGAGTTTGCGCTTCGTTCACAGCCACTGATTCGTTCAGTAGCCGACAAGCGCCCTGCTCAACAGGCAATGCCAGGTTCAAGTGTTGTATTCTCAATTTACAACGACTTGGCAGCAGTAACTTCTGCTCTATCGTCAGAAACAACTGACCCAGATGCAGTAGCACTTTCAGATGTAACTACAGTTTCAGTGACACTTGCCGAATACGGTAACGCTTCACTTGTAACTCGTAAGTTGCAACTGTTCTCACTATCAGATGTTGACCCTGCAGTTGCAGACATCATCGCTTACAACATGGCAGACTCACTAGATAAGTTGGCTATGGAAACTCTACGAGGCGGAACAAATGTTATTTACTCTGCATCTTCAACCGCTCGTACATCAACTGCAACAGTTACAGCAACTGATACAATCACTGCTGCTAACATCCGTAAAGCAGTTGCAAAACTTCGTGCAAACAAGGCTGTTCCTCGTGAGGGAAGTCTTTATTGGACAGGTATCCACCCAGAAATTTCACACGACCTTCGTGCTGAAACTGGTGCTGGTGGCTGGCTAGACATGCACAAGTATGCAGAAACAGGTCAGGGACAATTCTGGGCTGGAAACATTGGAACCTACGAAGGTGCAATGTTCATTGAAACACCTCGCTTATACCGTGGTGTAGATGGTGCTGACCAGTCAGCATTGGCTACAACTGCAGTAACAGTTGCAGGTACCTCAGGAGGCTTCACCTTTGGTGTTGCTTCTTCATCTGTAATTGCTACTTCTGCAGAAGCAGGAGATAAGATTTCAGGTACAGGTATTGCATCTGGTGCAAAGATTACATCTTTGGTTACATCAGGTTCAACAACCACAATCACTGTAGATACAGCAAACACTGCTGCAGTTACAGCGACAACTGTTGTGACATGTACTCCAATCACAGCCGTTTACCGCACAATCGTTGCTGGTAAGCAGGCTCTGGCTGAGGCTGTTGCACAAGAGCCAAATGTCATCATCGGACCAGTCACAGACCGTTTACTTCGTTTCCGACCAATTGGTTGGTACGGCGTACTTGGCTTTGCTCGTTACCGTGAGGCTGCTATGTACCGTATTGAATCTGCTTCATCAATTCAGGCGTAGTTAAATAATAGTTGAGGGGGCGGGGCAACTCGCCCTCTCTCTATAAACAGGAGGAACAATGGCAGAATATTTATTTGTAACACCATCGGTTGCAGAAACACCTGCAGGCTGGCATCGCCTCTTTGCCCGCTATTCAATTCACCGTGGCGTAACAGTAATGATGATTGATGGAATATACTCCTCATATCGCTTCCCTTCACAGACAGAAACATTGGAAGCCCAAGAAGTTTACTTGGGTGGGCATCAATATGTTATTGACGAGAAAACTAAAACTCGCTTAACAGATGCTTCTATTGGGGGAACTTATGGCGACTACATCACAGCAATATGATTGCTCTACTAAAGGGCATATAGGTAAAATAGCAAAAGACGGCTACGAATTAGTAGACGGACAAATGATTCTTAAGGTTGAGTTGTTTGGCTGCACCCAGTGCGATGCCACCTCACCAGAACCATGGTCAGACTGGGGCATAGTTGCTTCCAATACAGACCACATTGATTCAGAATTTTGCCCATGCTTTGGGTGTAAGGCTCGCACTCTCCAACTATCCCCAGGAGATGCAGCAGGCAATAAGGCTATGTCAGCAAAGAAGTGGAACGCAGAATTAAACCTCTACAAGTCTGCTCGTGAGCAAGGCATACAACCAGCAGGCACTGCCACCAAGCAAGTACAAAAAGCAATAGATGATTCAAACAAAGTAGGCAAAGCCTACGATGCAAACACTAATACTTTTAAGGGGTAAACATGACTGCCATCGTAGGTATTCAGGGAAAAGGCTGGGCAGTAATAGCAGCAGATTCCATGACTACCTATGATGACAAACCGTACTATGCAAAAGGTATGGATAAAGTTATTAAAAAAAGTGACTATGTATTTGCCTTCTCAGGCGATGCCATTGCTGGCAACATAGCAAACTTTCTTTGGACACCACCTAAGGTTATTAAATCAATATCAATAGATGTGTTTATGCAGACCAAAGTCTTACCCTCTCTGCGTGAAACTATGAAAGACAATGGATATGAGCCAGATACAGTCAAGAATCCAGATTCTGGCTTTGATGCTCTTATCTGTTTAAACGGAATCATTTATGAAATAGACCAGGATTATCTCTGGTCACGAGATGACCGTGGCTTATACGCAGTTGGTAGCGGAGGAAGCCTAGCCCTTGGTGCACTAGCCACTGGCTTTAGTAAGAACTCTATGAAGGCGGCAGAGTTTGCTGCTCGTAGGGCAATCAAAATTTCTGCTGACTACAACATAAGTGTCGGTGGAGATATAAAAGTAATCACACAAAGGGGAAATACAAATGGCTATGGCAAAAAAACCATCAAAAAAAGCAGCGTACGCAATGTACGAAAAGAAAGAACCAGCAAAAATTAAAAAGGCTGAAATGAAAAAGGGTGAATCAAAGTCTGAAAAGGCTCGTGAAACCAAAGTTGGTATGGCAATGATGATGAAAAAGAAGGGCAAGTAAATGTGTGCAACATGTGGATGTGGAACAACGGTAGTAAATCAAGATGACAATTATGGAACAGTTAACCCGTATGGCATCCCTGCCCCTGAGGTCAATAATCCAACTACTCTTGGTGAAAAGTAATGGCAGCCAAGAAGGGGATGGGCTTTGCTGCTGCGCAAAAATCTATTGCAAAAAAGCAAGGAATCCCAATGAAGAACGCGGGTGCAATACTTGCTGCAGGCGCAAGAAAGGCATCACCTGCTGCTAAGAAAGCAAATCCAAATCTTAAAAAAGTTAAAGGAAAGTAAATGGCAAAATCACCAGCATGGCAGCGTAAAGAAGGCAAGTCACCTACGGGTGGATTAAATGCAAAAGGTCGTGCATCTGCCAAGGCTCAGGGTTCAAACCTAAAGCCACCTGTTAAGTCTGGTGATAACCCACGCAGAGCAAGTTTTCTTGCACGCATGGGAGGCATGCCTGGACCTGAGCGTAAACCTAATGGTGACCCTACTCGCTTGTTGCTATCGCTTCAAGCGTGGGGTGCATCATCAAAGTCAGATGCTAAATCAAAGGCTGCTGCTATCAGCAAGCGTAACAAAGGAAAAAAATAATGGCTAAGAAAAAAGAAGTTTGGGACACACCTAACCCTAAGAAAAAATCAACACCATTATCACCTGCTGCTAAAGCATCAGCAAAGGCTGCTGCTAAAAAGGCTGGCAGACCATACCCAAATTTGATTGACAATATGAGAGCAGCAAAGAAGAAGGGCAAGTAACCATGGCAACAGGATATGACGGAAGTACATTTGTAGCAGAACTAAATCGGCTTGCCAATTCTGGCACATATCCAGCACGCACTGCTTTCTTGGCAGAAGTGGGAGCAGCAAATAAATGGGCTGGAACTACCAATCTAGGTTTGTTGGCTGCGCTTAATTACAAGGCTAGTTCTACTCGCACTAGAGATAATTTTAAAGATTTAAACGCAGTATGTAATGAAATTGCTGGAACAACTGGCAAGTCTGCTGTATCAGCGTTAAGGAGCATCAACCTCTAATGGCTACCCTTGAACAACTTACTGACCGTATAGATACATTACTACATGGTTACAGTTTAAACATGGAATCAACTACTTGGTTGACTGCTGCTGTAACAAGCACAACAGAAACAAGTATTTCAGTTAATGATGCAAATGTTGTAAGCCGTGGCTATATCCAAGTTGATGATGAAATTATGTATGTTAACTCAACCAACAATGTTGATAACATTTTAACAATATCTCCTTGGGGTCGTGGGCAGCGTGGCACCGTTGCTGCTACTCATAGCAATTCTGCAAAAGTTATAGTTGCTCCATTATTTCCACGCTATGAAATTAAGCGTGCCATCAATGACACTATCAATTCAATGTACCCATCAGTCTTTGCCATTGGTCAATATCAATTCTCATTTATTGCTGCCCGTACTACCTATGATATTCCAGACCAAGTACAAAATGTATTGGCTGTAAGCCATCAGGTTATTGGTCCATCTAAAGAGTGGCTACCTGTGCGTGCATGGCAACTAGATAGAACTGCAAACCCAACAGCCTTTGGCGATGGTACTAACTTTGGACACTCACTTGGTATTTACTCACAGGTAGTTCCAGGTCGCACAGTCAATGTGGCTTACTCAAAGCGCCCAACAATATTTGATTTAACAACAGCAACAAGCCAAGAATATTCAACAATAACTGGCATGCCTGATTACTCAGAAGATGTTGTTGTCTATGGTGCAGCCTTCCGTATGATTTCCTTTCTTGACCCATCACGCTTGGGTGCACTATCTGCAGAAGCAGATGTACTTGACAATCAGCGTGGAGCACGAAGTGGTGAAAACGCAGCACGCTTCTTGTTTAATGTTTACAACACTCGTTTAAACGAAGTGGCGGAAAACCAACGCCGTCAATTCCCTATTCGTTCACACTACCAGAGATAGCAGGTAAACCATGGCAGCAGGCGACCCAGGCACTAGAAAGCGGAACTATTCCGCAACAGCGATTGAAACAAAACTTCTCGCATCTATTGCATCAGCAGCACAGGGAGATACAACCACTGGAGTTCTAGTTAACTCAATCAGCGGTTTCCCAACCACTTTTCCATACACGCTTATTCTTGACCCAGATACCTCTAAAGAAGAAGTGGTAACGGTAACCTCAGGTTCATCTACCACTCTTGTTATTACTCGTGGACAAGATAACACTACTGCTTTTGCTCACTCATCAGGTGCTGCAGCACGCCACGGCGTATCTGCTCGTGAATTTAAAGAATTACAAACACACATTTCTGCTCGTGGTGTTGATACAGATTCAGCAATGATGTCGGGTGTTGATACACATGTTCACGGTATTGCTACTGGTGAAGGTGTTGTGGTTGGTACAGATAAGGCTCAGACTCTTACAGCCAAAATCCTTACTACTCCAACAATCAATGGCGCTACTCTTACGGGTACTGTGAGTTCAACAGCATCTATTATTGTCAGTGGCGCAGGGACAATCACTGGTCTTTCATCTGCTGGTATGTCAACATCATCAGCAACACCTAAATCTTATGTAGATGCAATCCTTGGTTCAGCCACTGCAGCATCTACCTCTGCCACTTCCGCCGCAACTAGCGCTACCTCTGCTGCTACATCAGCAACAAGTGCTGCAACCTCAGCAACTTCTTCTGCATCCAGTGCTAGTGCTGCAGCCACTAGCGCATCTTCTGCTTTAACATCACAGACTGCTGCAGCCACTAGTGCTACAAGCGCTGCAACATCAGCATCTTCTGCGTTAACAAGTCAAACCGCTGCTGCAACCTCAGCCACATCAGCAGCAACATCAGCAACATCCGCTGCAGCAAGTGCATCTACTGCTGCTGCATCTGTAGCAACTATTGCAGGTTATGCAACTACAGCATCTAACTCAGCATCTGCTGCTGCAACATCAGCATCAAGTGCTGCAACAAGCGCTGCTTCTGCTGCTGCCTCTACATCGGCTGCTGCAGCCTCTGCAAGTGCTGCTGCTACTTCTGCTACTTCTGCAAGTGCAAGTGCTACTGCTGCTGCCACAAGTGCAACCAGCGCAACAACATCTGCTTCATCGGCTTTGACTTCACAAACTGCAGCAGCAACTTCTGCTACTAGCGCTGCCACCTCTGCTTCATCTGCTTTAACAAGTCAGACGGCAGCAGCAACAAGTGCAGCAAGTGCTGCCACAAGTGCTACATCTGCAGCAACAACTTATGATGATTTTGATGACCGTTACCTTGGTAGCAAAGCATCTGCTCCTACAGTAGATAACGATGGCAACACACTTCTTGTTGGTGCTATTTACTGGAACTCAACTCTTAATGCTATGTATGTGTGGTCAGGTTCTGCTTGGGTACAAATTGCTACTACTAGCGTTTACACAGCACCAACCCTTGGTAGCCAAACTATTGCCTCTGGTACTACATACACCAATATCAATGGTTTAACTATTAACTCAACCACAATACCTACATCTGCAACATTGCTTACTTCAGGTGGTGCATTGGGTACGCCAGCAAGTGGAACATTAACAAATGCTACGGGATTACCAGTTACTGGTATTACAGCATCTACTACTGCAGCACTTGGTGTTGGTAGTATTGAGTTAGGTCATGCAACTGATACCACGCTTAGTCGTTCGGCTGCTGGTGTTCTTGCTGTTGAAGGCGTTGTAGTTGATACAATTTCTGCTGCAAATACTTTAACTAATAAATCAATATCAGGTTCTACTAATACACTTTCTAATATTCCAAACTCGGCTCTGACAAACTCATCTATAACAATAAATGGTTCATCAGTATCCCTAGGCGGAAGCGCAACAATTTCAACAGACCCAACACCAACCGTACTCATGCTCGGTGGCATGTAACTTAAGGAGAAAAACAAATGGCATATAAAGTCCTTGGGCAATCAAACCCAGCAGCGACAACGGCAACAACATTATACACAGTACCTGCTGCTTCATCGGCAGTAGTGTCTACTATTTCTGTGTGTAACCAGGCATCTACGGCTGCTACATTTCGTATTGCAGTACGCCCAAGTGGTGCAACATTAGCAGCACAACATTATATTGTGTATGGTGCTACTGTTCCAGCCTCTGATACAACAATGTTAACTGTTGGCTTAACCCTAGCAGCAACAGATGTAATTACTATTTATGCATCCTCTGCAACAATGTCATTTAACGCTTATGGAAGCGAGGCGTAACACATGGCTACAGGTACAGTAAGTTCAACTACAACAGATAACTGGCAATTAATTTCAACATTTACTGTTTCAACAGCAGCAAACACACAAGCAGTTGCTACTAGCATATCTGGGTATAAATCACTTTTGCTTGTTGTAAGTGGATATACTGCTAGCGTTTCTGATAGTGTGAGTATATATTTTAACGGCGACCAAACAACTGGTAATTATGGTTCAGGAGTATGGGGTGGTGGAACAGGTAGTAGTTCTGACAATCAAATAATATTATCTTATTACTCTACAACAGCCCCAGGAACTGGGTATGTAAAAATTATGGATGCTGGTAATACAACTATTCCAAAAATAACATCTTCTTCTGGTGCTGAGCGTTGGGCAGAGGGTTATGGTATTTGGAATAGCACAGCAGCAATTACTTCTATTACAGCAAAACACGGCTCAGGAAACATTACTGCTGGAACATTTAAACTATACGGAATTGCGGTTTAAATGGCAACAGGACAAGCATCCCCTAAAGTTGGTAAGATATTAGATATACCTGGTGCAACCGTAACCATTGGTACTGCTACTGATAGCGCATTAGGCGGTACAGTTTCTGTACCATTTACTGTTGCTAACACTAGTTTTGGTGGTCCTGTATATAAATATACTGCTACCTCTACCCCAGGCAGTGTTACTTCTACTGCCACTACATCACCTGTTACGGTAACTGGTTTGACTAATGGTACTTCATATACATTTACTGTTGCTGCTACAAATCCATCAGGCAACGGTATTCTTAGTTCTGCTAGTAATAGCGTTGCACCAACAGCACCACCAGTTGCTTGGAACTCAATTGCTTCTGCTTCTCCAACTGGAACTAATACAGTAACCTTTAGTAGTATTCCTTCAACATATAAAAACTTGCATGTTCGTATTTATGCAAGAGATGCATACTCTGGTGGTGTTTTAGGTGGAGCAGGAGTATACATACAATGTAATGGTGATACTGCTGCTAATTATGCAAACCATCAACTGTATGGAAATGGAACTTCTACATTAACTCATGGTAATCAATCAGGTGCTACTTATATGCGTTTAGATGAAGCGGTAATGCTTGGTTCTACTGCAAACCATTTTGGTGTAGGTATGTTTGAAATCTTTGATTATACAAGCACTACAAAAAATAAAACAGGTATAGGTTCTTTTGGTGTGCATAACAGTGCAACTTCAGCAAACTTTGAAGTAGGTATTTGTAGTGGTTTCTGGAATAGCACCTCTGCAATTACTTCTTTAACAATATCAACAGACTACAATTTTGTATCTGGTTCTTTAATTACATTATATGGGGTAAACTAATTATGGCATCAACATTTGAACCAATTGGAACTTCTACTTTAACATCAAGTGCTACCAATTTTTCTGTTACTTTTTCATCTATCCCTTCAACTTATACAGATTTAAGAGTTGTTGTAGCAATGCAAACAAGTGATAGTGGCAATGATACATGGCTCAATTTTAATGGTGATAGTGCTAGTAATTATGGTTGGCGAACTATGGAAGTAGAAGGCTCTAATACACTTGCAGGTTTGGCTATTTATTCTTCTGCTCAAATTAGAATAAATAACTGGCAATCATATACAACTGCAAATAAACCTGTTTTATATACTGCAGATATTTTAAATTATACCAATACTACAGGATATAAAACTACTCTTAGTAAAGGACAGGGTTCTTATGGAACTTATGGCTCTACTGGTATGACATGTGGTATTTGGAGAAATACTGCTGCTATTACTAGTCTTACCGTTTTCCATGGTGGCACAGTAAATGCAAAATCCACATTTACTTTATATGGAATTAAGGCGGCGTAATTATGGCTAATACTTATGAACTTATCCAAGCAGTTAATTTAACAAGTGCTTCTACTTCTGTTACTTTTTCTTCTATACCGCAAACATATGATGATTTAGTTCTTAAATGTAGCGTAAGAATTGACAGCGCAACCACAAGAACTAATATTAAAATGACATTTAATGGAACACCTGCATTAGATGAAACATATATAGTAGGTTATGCTGCGAGTGTGTTGAGTAGTTATAACCAAGGTAATACATTTGCTTACTGGGAATATATTAATGGTAATTCAGCAACCGCTAATACTTTTGGTGTTGGTGAAATGCATTTAGCCAACTATACTTCAACAACTCAAACTAAAGTTGCATCTTTACAATCTGCTTCTGAAAGTAGTTCTAATACAACTACTGGTCAGTATATAAAAAGATTATGGATTCAACCTTCAACTACTGCTATATCATCCATAACATTAGCACCAGCATCGGGTAATATGCTTACAGGATGTAGTTTTTATTTATTTGGAATCAAAAACAGTTAATTAACTAAGGAGAAATAATGTCAGATACACCAATAGCAATAGAAGTAAATTGTGAAACAGGCGAAGTAACAGAACGCCCACAAACAGCACAAGAAATTATTGAAGCAGAGGCAAGAACTGCTGCAGCAATTGCTGAAAGAGAAGAACGCGAAGCAGCAGAAGCAGCAAAAGTTATTGCTAAAGCAAGTGCTGAATCTAAACTATCAGCATTAGGTTTAACATTAGAAGAAATTGCTGCACTAAGCAAGTAATACTTAAAACAATTATCCCTGAGCATGGACTAAAACTGCTCATTTAATTTCTTAAAACTTGAGGAGAAGCCGTGGCATCAAAGTCGCCAGATATTTCCGAGCGCACGATAATTGATTTATCGGGTCGTTTATCTACATACTATGACCTTAACGGTAACGCCTTTGATGTGGCTATTGCTGGTTTGCCATTTATTATGGCAGTAACAGACAGTACCCCATACAAGCGACAAACTGCAGAGTTTCGTGCTCAGCGTGTAGACCAGATGCGTGACCCAGGAGAGCACACTCTTGCTGGTTCAGGCTACTGGACACGAAGCCAATCTTCTTTTCATTACGGTGAAGGTATCCAATTTACTGAGCCGATGGAAGGTAACGATATGGAAGTTCGCTTTCGTTACAACTCATCTTATGGCGTTAACCCTTGGACTCCAGGGCAATTAACCCTTCTTAGAAACACAACTAAAGTTCAGGCTTTTACTGGTGCATGCAAGATAGATACTGGTGCTAGTACCACAGGTGTTGCTTTCCTTGTGGCTACTGATTTATCAGTTAGAACCACACAAACTACCGCAATGTACAAGATTACAACTGCTGGCACATCTACTGCCTTTGTTAACTGGTCATCATTTAGTAATGAAACAATCCTTGGTACTACATCAGATGGCACATACCTTTATGTGGCTACAACTGCTGGTGTTTATGATGTTAAATTATCTGACGGTACAACACATAAGTCATATACTTACAACGCTCTAACAGCAGAGCATGCAGTTCTTAAATATGTTAAGAAGCGTATTGTTGGTGCATTTAAATTTACTAACAACACTTATTCAGCCTATGAATTGTTATTTCCCGATAAGGGTGGGGCTGCTGCGGTTGATATTAAAACCACAATGACATCAGCCAATGGAACTATTATCAATGGTTCAACATTACAACCAACATTATGGACATGGACTGCCATCACCGAAGGTTCTAATGCAATTTATTTTGGTGGCTATGGTGGTGACCACTCTGGTATTTACAAGTTAGTAGTAGATGCTACTGGTGCATTAGGTACTATTGTTACTGCTGCCACTATGCCACGAGGCGAAATCATTTTATCTCTTTATACATACCTTGGTACATATCTTATGGTTGGTACAAACAAAGGCGCTCGCATTGCAACACTAGACCAAAACGGTGACATGACATACGGACCATTGGTATTCCACAATGAGAACGGTGTCTACGACTTTGAGGGTCGTGACTCATACATTTGGGCAACCAACACTAATGGTGTTAACTCTAACTCAGGTACTAAGCGTATGAACCTTGGTCAACCTATTACTCTTTCAGGTTATGCACAGCCTATATCTACAGGTGTGTATGCCCGTGCTAATGATGTTTTTGCTGATGCTACTACTGGAACAGTTCGTGCAGTTCGTATCATTGGTGCCGATAATCAAACCGCTTTTGCCATTGACTCATCTGGAGTATGGCTTGAAAGTGCTACAGAATTAGTTGCACAAGGTGAAATTATTACTGGCTTTATTCGCTATGACACTTTAGAAAACAAAGCATGGAAGCGTATTCGTGTGCGTACACCAGATAATGCAACGGTTGGTGACATTGGCGTGTTTAAACATACAGCCGCTACCGATACTGTTATTACAAACATTGATGAAGGCGAAGATACTTCTATTGATTATGATTTAACAACCACATATCCAGACATTTTTCCAGAGGCTGCGTTTAAACTAACTATGTACCGCAATGCAACTACTGCTACTACTGGCGCAGTTGTTAATGGTATAGCAGTTAAGGCTTTACCTACACCTACTCGTGCTCGTATCTTGCAGATACCTTTATTCTGTTACGACAAAGAAACAGACAAGACTGGAAACATGATTGGTTACGAAGGTTATGCCAAGGAGCGTTTAACAATCCTTGAAACCACCGAAGCAAAGGGTGACACCATTGTAATTCAAGACTTTAACGCAGGAGGTGACCCAGTTGAGTGCATCATTGAACAGGTTACCTTCACTCGCTCTACCCCCGCTAATCGTAACTACTCAGGCTTTGGTGGAATCATCACCTTAGTTGCCCGTACTGTCGTATAAGGAGAACAATGTAATGACACCTTCAAATTGGGCTGGACTAATTGTATCTATTATTGCAATCATAACTGCGTTTGCTGCTTCTATTAGATGGTTAGTCAAGCATTATCTATATGAACTTAAGCCCAATTCAGGTGCAAGTTTAAAAGATTCCGTTATTAGATTAGAAGAAAAAGTAGAAATTTTGTACCAGATTTTAATATCAAAAGGTAAAGACTAATGGCACAAGTAGACGATTTCTTAGCAGTAGCACAAAAAGAAGTTGGCACAATAGAGGTACCTGAAAATAAAACTAAGTATGGTGCATTTACTAAACATGATGGACAACCATGGTGTGGTTCATTTGTTATGTGGTGTGCTGCTCAAGTTAAATTGAAACTACCTAACCTTGTCTTTACACCAGCAGGTGTAGCAGGATTCCAAGGTATAGGTGCATGGAGCAATGCAGCCACGGCATCACCTAAGCCTGGCGACATTGTGTTCTTTGACTTTGTTGAGGGCGGTAATCCAGTAGACCATGTGGGTATTGTGCTCAAAGACAACCTTGATGGGACCATTACTACCATTGAAGGCAACACGACACCCGAAAAAAAGAAGGGTTCTGAGCGCAATGGTGGCGAAGTAGCCATTAGAATTAGAGCGTACAAGAAAGACAACAAGAGAAAACTTGCAGTGTTTGCTGCTGGTTTTGGTAAACCGAAATGGAGCAACTAATGAATAAAGAAAAAATCAAGGCGATTGTAGCAACATACCTTCGTGCTGCAGTGGCATCAGTATTGGCTTTATACCTTGCTGGAACCAGCGACCTAAAGACACTTGCATTAGCAGGCGTTGCAGCGGTAGCAGGTCCAGTCCTTAAGGCACTTGACCCTAACTCATCAGAGTTTGGTGTTGGCTCAAAGTAAATTAGTTTAAACAGAATAGCCCCTCGCTTAAATGCGGGGGGCTTTTTTGCTTTCCCAATCTTTATTTTGCTGAGTCTTTAAGCGATGGCAGTTAGCACATAATGTCTGGAGGTTGTCTGGTTCATTGTTTAAATGGTTGCCATCTATGTGGTCAACATCTAATTGACTGCGGTGTTCTGCTACAAAGCCACACAATTCACAGTAATCTTTTTTATTTTTAAATTGACTAGAGCGATACAAGTTATATTTATTTCTACAAGACCACCCATATTGTTTCTTCTTTAGTCTTGCGGGTCCACACACTGCACAGATACCCCACCGTTTGTTTGGATTTTTAAGGAGCAATCTATGTTGCTTAGGCTTATCCCCCTGTTGAATAAAACCCACCAGTTTTAAATATAGTAGGGGTTGCGGTCCATATTCTTTCCATAGAAACACCACAACATACTGGCAATCTTTCTTCTCCTATCTCAAAGAATTTTTCTTGAGTGGAGGAACACATTACACATCTAAAATCATAGGTCGGCACGGTTCTTAACCAATCTTTTTAAGGTGTTTAAACGCCTTAGTCTGGCTTGCTGTTCCCGTACTACACCAAGTTTAAACGCAACTTTGTATAGTAGGAATTGTTCAATCGTTACAATCAGTATTAAAAGTATTTTCATTATCATCCACTGGTGTAGGTACAGTCACTAATGCTCCACAGTCAGCACACTTAGCATCGGTAAACCATAGGCTAATCTCGTTATCTTCAAACATGCATCCCACTTGAAAGACAAGGTGTCCACAGTTAAGGCATACACTTGAGGGAATACCACGCAAGTTCACTATTAGCGGTGGCTTCGCTCGGCTCTTGAGGAGCCTCGCTATTACACCCTTCCGCTGCACGAACAGGAGTCTAATCACTGTTTAAATTACATGTGTGTAATTCTCCTTCGGCGTGTCGTACAATAGAGCAGACTTTGTAGAGTAATCTCCTCTATTGAAAGGAAGGTAAATGACACTTGAACAAGTAACAGGTAAGAATTATGTTAGCCACTCAGCCCTAAATACATGGCTTAGTTGTGGTTGGCAGTTCTACCTATCACGAATACAGCATGTTCCCGAACAACCATCATACTGGTTAGCAGGGGGCAAGGCAGTACATGAAGGCACAGAACTTTATGACCGCCTATACCATGGCACTGACAAACAAGATACCTTCTCAGCACGAGGTGCATTTGAAGGTGCGTGGGAACTCAACTACAAGGCTGCAGATAACGGCATGGAGTGGAGAGCAGGTGGGCGTGCAACCAAGGCGTATCCAAACAAAGAGGATGCTGCTTGGTGGCTTGAGGCTGGACCTAAGATGATTGATTTTTGGGTGCAGTTTCGTCAAGATAGTGGCTTTACTATGTATCAGTTACCTGATGGTAGTGAGGCTATTGAAACAGAACTTAATAAGGAGGTTGGAGGAGTGCCTATCAAAGCGTTCCTTGACCGACTAATGGTTGCACCAACAGGTGAGTTGATTATTGTAGACATTAAGACAGGTAGTAAACCACCTGCTGGTCTAACTCAACTTGGTATCTACGCAATTCTTGTAGAGAAAATCTTTGGTGTTCGCCCTACCCTTGGTTCATACTTTATGGCACGGACTGGGGAACTAACCCAGCCTGAAAATTTAGACCGTTACACTGAGTCACGACTTGGTTCATGGGCTAAAGGCTTTGAGTTAGCCATGGAAAATAAAATCTTTATCCCATCAGTTGGCTTTATGTGTGGCACATGCTCAGTTAACAGTGCGTGCTATGCAGTTGGTGGTAAAGACTCTCACCTCTACCCTGAAATACCTATAGGAGAAAACAAATGAGCATGAACGAAGCAGCAATTCAGATTAACTTCAAGACAAAAAAAGACGGCATGTTGATTAACCTTCGTGCCAACGATGCCATTGAACTTGATGGCTTGCTAGACAGTCTAACTCAACGCCTTGCAGCGTTGATTGACCTTGAACAAACTGTTGAAACAATGGCAACACCAGCGCAATCACAAGCAATGGCTGCTATTACTCAAGCATTTCCTAATGCAACACCAGTACAGGGATATAAGCCAGCAGGTGCACCAACACCTGAGTGCACTTGTGGTGGTGGAACAATGCGTTTAGTTCCAGCAGGTATCGCTAAGGCAACTGGTCGCCCATACAAGGGCTTCTATGCATGTCCAAAACCACAAGGACAGGCTTGCCAAAACAAGGTATCTGCATAACACATGCGCCTACTCAGCCGTGCTATTAAGACAGCATCACAAGGTGGTGCAACGCTTCCAGTTGTGTGGCAATCTCTTGCTGCCCAACAAATAGCAATCCGTTACGGCGAGGTAAGCATGATTGCTGGACCGCCAGGGGCAGGTAAGTCAACACTTGCATTGTCCTTGGCAGTCCGTGCAAAAGTTCCAACTCTTTATATCTCAGCAGATACACACTCTCACACCATGAGCCTTCGTCTACTTGCATTACTTACAGGTAGACAACAACAGGATGTAGAACCATTGATGGAAGCAGACAGAGATTGGGCAGCACAAATGCTCAAGCCTGCTGACCACATCATGTGGGAGTTTGATTCATCACCAACGCTTAAAGATATTGAAGATGCAGTTCTTGCATCTCGTGAGCGCTTAGGTGAGGATGTGCGTTTAATTGTATTAGATAACGCAGTAGATGTGACGATGGATTCTCAAGATGAGTGGGGCGGATTGCGTACCTTAATGAAAGAACTTAAGTGGTGGGCTAGAGAAACTGGAGCAGCAGTAGTTGTGTGTCATCACACCAGCGAAGGCGTGCCAGGAAATCCATGTCCTCCACAAAAGGCACTGCATGGAAAGGTGGCACAGACTCCTTCTCTAATACTCACTGTACATAATCAAGTTTCTACAATGGGTGTATGTGCAGTTAAAAACCGTTACGGTCCAGCAGATGCTACTGGTGGTACACCAGTGTGGTTGTCGTATGAACCAGCATCAATGCAAATCAATGATGTTATTTCATACGAACCAATGCAGTTAGTTTAGGAGAATACATGGGTAAGTGGGAACTTACAGTAGTTGAAAATGCAGGAGAAATCCCAGCATCAAAAGTCACAACAGAGATTGCAGTCCAAACTGCACCCCTCAACATTGACATCAAGGCTCAGTTAATGATTGCTAAGCCTAAGACATTGGCGTATACCGTGGGTTGGAGGGCACTTGTTTGGCAAAATAAAGAAACTGGTCAGTTCAAAGACATCTCAGAAACAGAGTACGAAGAATACCTTAGGACTGGCACTATCAATATCTCCTCAACAGATGGAACAGATGGTGGAGAAGTTGGGTCTACCACTGGAGATAAAGGAAGCACTAAAGAGTGAGATACCTCAGGTCTTAGAAAAGATTGAGGATGTTGCTAAAAAGATTTATGACCCACATCAGATTTGGTTAGAGTCAATGCAGTTTGCTGACTATGTAACACAGTTAGCAAGCCACCTTGGCGATGACCATGGACCTGAGTGTACAAAAGAGATAGCAGAACAGTTGGCTAACATGTCTAACTCGTTTAAACAAATGGGAGAGAACGCTCTCCAGGTTCTTGATGAATCAGAAAGGGAAGTAGATGAGTCACAGTTCTAATGAAACACTATCTATTGGCTGGTGTGATAACGGTTTAGTTGATGGCAAGTTTGCCGAAGGTATTATGTATACCACTATTACTGCACCCACTCGTAAGTTAGCGGTTAACAATGCTATCCGTGTGCAAGGTAATCAGATTGGCAGACAACGCCAAGCATTACTAGACATGTGGTATGACCAAGTTAAAACTGACTGGTTGTTATGGGTTGACTCAGATATTGTGCTTACCCTTGATGTGCTTGAGATGCTATGGAAACTAGCAGACAAAAACACTAAGCCAGTGGTGTGTGGTGTTTACTTTATTTCTAAGCAGATGGAGTCATCATTGATGCAACCTATGCCTGCTTTATTTAATGAAACAGGCGAAGAGTTTAGTATCCGTTATGTTCATCCATTACCAGCAAGTGACATCATTAAGGTTGATTGTGCTGGCTTGGGCTTAACGCTTATGCATCGCAGTGTTGTACCTAAGTTGCGTGCTATCTCACCTGATTACTCAGTGTTTGCTGAACAGGAAAACATTGGAGATAAGTATGTTGGTGAGGACATAGTGTTCTTTCGTAATCTTAAGAAGGCTGGTGTTGATGTATATGCACACACAGGTGCAAGAGTTAAACACATGAAACGATTTGTCTATGACGATAACTATTATGCGTTGTATTGGCAAGCAGCAAAGGCAGCGGAGGCACAAAGTGGCAACACAACAAGCGAGTAACAAGCGTAGAGGTGCAGCATTTGAGATTGAACTGGCTGATTGGTTTATGCAGCAAGGTTTAAACGCTCAACGCTTACCTCGTGCTGGTCGTAATGACATCGGTGATGTATTCCTACCAGCAACCAATGACATCTATGTGATTGAAGCCAAAGCACCAAGGCGAGATGGCAAGATAGACCTATCAGGTTGGTTGCGTGAGGCATACCTTGAAGCAGAAAACTACCGTAAATCTAAGAACATGAAGGTAACACCAACTCCATTGGTAATTATTAAGGCATCTAACAAAGGAATTGAGGATGCCTATGTTGTTCAAAGACTGGGTGATGTCCTTGCAAAACTCTAAACATGACATCGTTAAAGTTCTTGAACATTATGGATTTGAAATACCACATGGTAGGCGTGGGTGGTTCACACTGCGTTGCGCTTTCCATGGTGATAGAGTTAAGTCAGCCCGTTTAAACATAGACAACGGTGGGTTTCGTTGCTTTGGTTGTGAGATGGCTGGTGATGTTTATTCATTGATTATGAAACGAGAAGGAGTTGGGTTTAATGAGGCTAAGCAAATCGCAGAAGGAATTACTGGCGAGGGCAACGGAGAACTACGAACGAAACCTAACAGAGATACTTCCGTACCTGACGAGCAGAGGTATCACAGAACAGACCGCTCGTACATTTCGCCTCGGCTTCGTAAGAGAGCCTGAGATTGGACACGAACCTTACGCTGGTAAGTTAGCAATCCCATACCTCACACCAACAGGAGTGATTGACATACGCTTCCGTAGTTTAAACGCTGATACGGGTCCAAAATATATGAGCAGACCAGGGGCTACAACCCACATCTTTAACATCAATGCGTTGAGTGATGACACAGATGTCCTTGCTATATGTGAAGGTGAACTTGATACCGTTGTTGCTACACAAGCAGGCTTTAGTGCAGTTGGTTTGCCTGGGGCTAACAACTGGAAATCTTTTTATGGTCGTGTGCTTGCTGACTGGTCAAAGGTTATCTTGTTGTGCGATGGTGACAATGCTGGTCGTGAAATGGCTAAGCATTTAAGTAGAGAACTAGACAATGTATTCCCTGTGTTCATGCCTGAGGGTCAGGATGTTAACGATGTCTACCTAATGGAAGGCGCAGATGGATTGCGTAAGAGGGCAGGCGTTTAAACATGATGGTAAAGAACTCGTCTTTTGATTTAGACTTTGGCTTTGGTCGCAAGGGCGAGCAGTTAGTTGAGGCTTTACTAACAGAAGGTAAGACAGTTGAGGTCAAGCGTGACCGCAAGTGGTGGAGTACAAACAACATTTATGTAGAGGTTGAGTGTTGGTTTAATAAGAGTAAATCATGGGAGCCATCGGGTTTGATGGTTACGACTGCGGAATACTGGGCATTTGTATTGGAGCGTGGTGTAATTATGATACCCACTGACCATGTGCACTATGCAATCAAAGAGTTTGGTAGGGAAATAACCTGCGAGATACCACCTAACTGGAGTAAGGGTTACCTAATTACAGTAGAGGATTTAATGGTAGCGATGAGGATACTTAAAAATGGATAACGATAAAGAATTATTATGGGAAACCGTATACAAAGTAGCACGCCTCAGTGCCACACGATGCGTGCGTATCCATCGCCACCTTGTAACGGCAGATGATGTGTTCCAACACCTTAGTCTTTGGGCAGTAGAACATTGGCACAAGATTGAGGAGTGGGAAGGACAAGACTCATTGGTGTTTAAACTTAAGCGCACATTTAATAATGAGTCACAGAAGTTTGCCAGTAGAGAGCGTGCATACAAGAGTAAATCCGTACCCTCTGATGCTTTCTATTACACACATGAGATACTTCAAGAGTTGCTTAAAGATGTATGGCACTACGAACAGTGGGTGCAGTCGGCAACACCTAGTGATGCAGAGTTCATTAGTAAATCAAGTAAGCCAAGCGAAGGTATGAACCGTGAAGCAATGTTGTCAGATGTTAGCGGCGCACTACATCGTTTAAACGAACAAGACAAACTTCTTCTGCGGCGTAGGTTTGATGGTGGTGGCATGGACTTTGATGCACTCTCTATTGAATACTCAGTCAGTGATGAAGCCTTGCGTAAGCGTGTTAGTCGTGCACTTACCAAGTTACAAGACAGGCTAGGCGGAGAACAACCTCAATGGAACAATCGTAGATATAGGAAACCCGACAATGATTAAACCCAAGTACCAACGCATGAAACCATGGAACTTAATAGGACTCCCGTTATATTATATTGGTATCTGTTTAAATGACATCGGATACTACATCTATGTAGCAGGAGATAAAATAATTTGGTATAAGCGTAAGCAGATTGGATACACAAAGAAATGATTATAGGTTTGAGTGGATACGCACAGTCAGGTAAAGATACAGTTGCTGAGTTGTTGTGTTTAAACTATGGGTTCAAGCGTATATCTTTTGCATTACCTATGCGTGATGCAATCTATACACTCAACCCAATAGTTGAAGGTGGCAATCGTGTTGCTGATTTAGTTGATGAGTATGGTTGGGATGTAGCCAAGGCTAACCCTGAGGTACGCAGATTACTTCAAGTGTTTGGTACTGAGGTGGGTCGTAATCTTTTTGGTGAAAACTTTTGGATTGACCAAGCGTTTAAACGAGCGGAAGAATACGAACGAGTAGTCTTTTCTGATGTGCGTTTTCCTAATGAAGCAAGGGCTATTCAACAAAGAGGCGGTGATTTGTGGCGTATCAATAGACACAATCATCAGCCAGTTAATGGGCACACATCAGAACATGCGATGGATAACTTTATGTTTAAACATGTTATCTACAATGATAGAACGCTTGATGATTTGTTTAATGATTGCGAGATGCTTGCTAAACAATTAGATTTGTAAATACAGAAGCCCCCTCGCAAAGACTGGAATCCGCGAAGGGGCTTTTGTATGCTCACCTATCCTATACTTCCCCTTTATAGGGCAGGTGAGCGGTCTTAATGTATCACATTGCTATCCCTCGTGGGTCGGTGACCTGTATGTTGAGGGCTTTTCTTGCCTGTTGCCTACGAAATGGCGTAGTTCCACCCCATACCCCACTCTTTTCATGGACTAGCCCCCACTCTAGGCACATCTCCATGACTGGACACTCTGCACACATGCGAGCAAACAACCTTTCCTCCTCAAGAGTAAAGATGTCCTTGTCAGGGTAAAACAATTCAACATCTAACCCTTTACATGCAGCCTTCTCAGTTAGTTCGGGATTCCACCGCAGTTTAAACGCATCATATCCATTACCTCGGTAGCGAGCCTCGCCTGTTTGCATAATGCGGTGGTGTTTAATCTCCATTAGTACCACCCCTTGGCTAAGTGATGAGCGTAGGCTCTGCATATTGCACGAGTCTTGCCATATTTTCTTTCAATATAAGCAAGCCCTGCATCTACCTGTTTGTATCCGTCAAGTGTGGGTTTCATATCTATATTCACCCAAGTTTCAGGCATGAGTTGTGCTATGCCTAGCGCACCGCTTGATTTATTGCGTGCCTTTGGTCGCCAGTTGCTTTCCTCTGTCCATAATTCAAAGAGGCAAGGGTACTGCTCAAGTTTATCTTGCTTGATTAGTTGGCTGATTGCGTACTGTTGATACTCATTGTCATAGTATGCAACCACCTGTCCTTGTGGTTCATGTCCGTTTATCTGCACCCTTGGGTTAAAGATAAGAAAGATTCCAAGGATAATAACTGTGATGAACCACAGTCTTGCATGCGGGTGGATATGTTTAAACATACTCTGCCTCCAATTTTGCACGGTCACCACATACTCGTTTAATAAATCCAAGTATGTCTTGAGGTATATCTGTGTCGTTACCTTCGGCATCTGTTGTACCCAACACAATCATGTTGCCCACAATCTTGGGTGCGTTGCCAAACATGAACGAAAGTGCACTTGCTACTCCATTGAACGAGAGTTCTTTAAGTAACCCCTCCTCATTTACATAGCCTTGGCATACACCAGCACCAAAGAAATCGTACATGCTGATGGGTTCAATCAATCCACCAACGGCTGCTTGCATATCGGAGAGTTGTTTAAACTCCTTCTCCTCGTATGTCCCATCTGTGTATAACACTGCACCTTTAGCCATGATTATTCTCCTTAAGTATTCCGTTCTCGTATTCCCTGCCTACTTTGTATTCAGCACCGAGTTTATTAACTGCATCACTTAGTGTGTTGAGAAATGTTTTGCGTTGCTCATCATCTAAGTGAGTAATCATGTCGTTTGATATGTCACAACGCCATACGATTCTATCCATGAAACTCACCGCTCTCTAACCTTGCGATTGCTTCTCTTAAGTGAGCAATCTTTTCTGCCTTGGTCATGCGTGGTTTGATTCCATATTTAATTTTGATTTGTTTAAACATGGATTCATATTCATCTTGGTGATTGGCAATGAGTGATTCCACTGCTTCGTACTTAGCCTTGGCATACATGTTAGTTGATTCGTTGGCACTCATTGGTTCACCAGTTCCTTAGCATCTATGACCCACGCTTCAACGCATGCAGCGCAGCGCAGGTCAAGGTTAAGTGCATCTAATTCGTACTCACCACCACAATCTATGCAGCGTGCGTTCATTAAAGCACCAGCCCTTTCATCATGTTGTTAAGGTCAGCCAATGCAAGGTCGTCTGCGTTGTACTTGCAGCCGTCAATAGTTGCCTTGCTCTCAAGCCCTGCAACCTTAACCCAATCACGATAAGGCTTGGCTCCCTTGTAGTCCTTCATAAATAAGCAGGCGCTTAGGTATAGGGCATAGTCGTTGTTAATCCACATGGCAATGTTCCATGTGTTGCGATTTTTCCAACCGTTATATGTTGATTCATTACTCATGGCTAACCATTTTCTTTAGTTGTGAGTTGCGCCTGCGTAGCCATGCGTTCTCGCTATTGAGTGCGATGTTTTGTTTGATTGCTAATCCCATTACGGTTAGCGCACCCACTATTGCAATGAGTGTTGCGATGATGTCGCCAGTTCCTAGATACATACCAGTCCTTTGTTCTGTGTAGCGGTGTTGCTACATAACCAATACTCCTACTTGGCAGAAATAAAGTCAAGGATATTCAGAAAGATTCTTAAATTATTTTTATTGTTTAAACAGTTTTACCTACTGGTAGTTGGTAAAACCTATCCTACCATGGTTGTCAAGTGATATGTTTAAACATGTTATAGTGCCAGAAATCCTGGGGGCTTGAAGATATGCGTTTAAACAAAGTTCTTGCATGGCACTGAAGATGGTTGTTTAAACGCTTGAAGATGCCAGACTGAGGACAAATAAAAAACCCCCGCCTGAGCGGGGGCTATTTACTTTATTGTTTAGAATAAATGTGAGTCATAGTAACTAGATGTTTGTGAGTGCTCACTGTAATCATCGTAGTAACTTTGTCGCCAGTTGGAGTGCCACACTTGTTTAAACGGTTTGAAGTTCTGATGCTCCACAATCTTGCCGTTCTTAACCTTGAAGTATTCACCCTCATCTGCATCGTGAACCCAATCAAGAGTTGAGTCCAACATAATCGCTGCGTTCTCAATCGTTTGTTTAGTTGAACCGTAAACCAGTGAACCTGATTTAGTTTGTGCAATCCATAACGGTGAGGAATTAACACGAGCCAAGTGCAGTGTGTTGCCCTTGCCTTGCTCAATCCAAGCCAGCGCTGCGGTGCCTTGCACCTGTGACAAAGCCTCGGCAATGGGCGCTGATGTAAATGCAATCAATGCAGCCACTGCCTCGCTGTCAACCTGACCAATGCGAGGGACTCGTAACTGTTTAAACAACGCAACATCATTGCTGATGTGTCCGTTGTGAGTGAGTACGATTTTGCCACGAGGAATTGGGTGGTTGTTATCGTTTACTTTTGGGTCACCTTGGGTAGCCCAACGAGTATGCAAGATTGCAGTTGTAGCACCAGCACAAGCACGCTTGCCTGCATCTGTTGCAATGAAGCGAGTCGCATCTACTGCAGCCTTGGTGATAACCCTTTTACCTGTGATTGGGTTAATCCATGCCACACCAGTGGCATCTTGCCCACGATGTTCAATGTCCAGCAGCATCTGTGCTGCTAGGTCTGTCTGATTCTGATTGTGCTTAGGATTTAAGCAGAAGCCTGCGATACCACACATAATTTATTCTCCAGTCGTTAGTAGTTAATGAGTGAATTGTACCACACCTATTTGGTGAGGTAATACCATGTCCATGTGCCAACCATGAGCATGACCAGCAATAAAGCGCGACCATCAAACCAAGATAGCCACCAAGGAAGTAAGTTCATTGCCATGCCAACCTTTCGTTTAAACGGCACCGAGTATTTCCCGATTCCGTTAGTGCCTGCCGAGGGGATTGCACCCTCGCTGACCCACTAGGGGCAGGCTGCCTGCTTAGCCTTGGATAGAGGCTGCTCGGTCTTTGAGATATTGTCCTGTCTTTGAGTCAAGATTGCCTGCCAGCATCAAGATGTTTAGCAGTGACTCGCACTTGTTTAAACGGTCATTGATTCCGAGGTCATCAAGTGTGATGAGATTGGTGGCTGAATAATCTTTGAAGGCATCAATAAACTTTGCCCATGCCACCGCTTTGGTGCCGTTGAGGGTGCCTTGGTGCACTCGGATTTCAAGTGTGCCATGGCGTTGGTAAGACATTAGATTGAAAGACTGGTAACGGTCACCATTAGAGTCTGAGATTTCACCGTTGCGGATTCTTTCAACATTGCGGTCTATATTTTGCAAAGTTGGAACCTTGCAGTATGAATTGTTTAAACGGCTTGGAGCAACCAGTGCACCGATTGCCTCGTGCACAAGATTCCAGTTTAAATACCACTGGGCGATGTGGTCGGGGCTTAAGCCTGCTGCTCCGATGTGAACATGGAAGCCAGTTGTGCGGTCAACCTTGCCACCTGCTCCAAGAAGCAGGCGGGCTACGATTGATGCCTCGTTTAAACGCTCGTCATTGAGGATTGGAGATACAACCTCGGCACCTCGGACTGAGCCGTCATATACCGATGTCCATTTCTCGTTGATTTCGTGTTGGCGTTGAGGCTCTACGCACTCAATACCGCCACGATTTAGTGCTGACGATGCAGCACTGGTTGAGATACCTGCAACCTCAAATTCCAGTCCGTAGGTAGTCATTAGGCACGCACCATTGGTACTAGGCATGCAGGGCAGATTGGGGCACCGAATTGAACCAGCGTTGAATTGCTAACTCGTGCAATGTATTGGTGATTGGTGTTTAAACACTCAACCTTAACCAACCGAGTTGTTTGCTTTGGTGCTGCAGCAATTTCCAGTGCAGCATGAGGATATGAGCCAAGGCGCTCAAGAATTGAGATTGCCCATTGTGGGATTGTGTCCAGTGGCTTTGCAACGCTTGGCGCTGCATTTCTCCAGTTGCCACTTTGAGCAAGTTGCAGCAGTGGAATTATTGACTTAGCAACGGTGGCTGCATCGTCAACGGTTGGAGATACGAATATCTCGGCAGTAAAGTCTTGAGATGCAGTTGGAGGCACTACTGCAGCCAGTGCAGCCTTGCGACCAGTCTTTGGAGGGAAGCCACAAGATAGGCGGATTGCTGCCTCCTCGTCACCTCCGCCACTGATATTTCTAGCGATTGAAGGCTTTGCAGCAGATGCAAATGCTGCGAGCCATTGTTCACGATTTCTCATGGTGTCCTGCTTTCCAGTCAGTAGTGGATTGTTCCACTGGCATCAGTTTAAACAAGATATAAATAAATTACAAGCACCCCCTAAAACCAGTATAAAATACTGGCTTTAGAGCATTTAAACGATTGTTGGTTGGTTGGATTGCCTCCGATTAGTGAAGCAGTGGCAAGCAATAAAAAAATATGTTACTGGCGAGTAATGCTCTAAAAGCATTGATTTATACTGCTTTTAGCGATGTGCAAATGTTGCGATGCGCTGCGACTACCTAATCTAACTGACTTTGGCGTGTTACTGATGAGTAACTTATCGGGGCTTAATCGTGGGGCTGCCACATATTGAGATGCTCGTATCAAATAGTGAGATGCCATTGCGATGCATGCGGTTAGCAGTCGGGCGGTGAGAGTGCTAAGTCGGGGCGATGCCTTGCAGTTTAAACAAGGCGCTGCGATTACTAGGTCGGGGCGGATATGACACCGAGCAGCGAGTCAGCAGCAAGCCAGCGCATAGTCCTGCCTGCTCCTAGCGCTGCAAGCCAGCAAGCAAAGCAGCAAGCGTTTAAACTGCAGCAAAAAAGCCTGCAATGTTTGACCCCAGGTTTTTAAATATCTGTGTGTCTGTGTGTCTGTGTATACAGCCACATAACTTTGATAGCCCTGGGGTACAAACATGGCTCTGACCTGCGGTTATACCTGAAAGGTATACCGCTGCAAAAATACTTTGCAAATAAATGTCCAATAAGTGTCCGTTGGACACCTAATAGTATATGTAGGGCAAAACAATATGTGCCCTACGACAACAGCATTTAGGATGCCTTAGGCATCCCCCTAGTAATTGCCCTAACCTTCGGCTTCCGCCTTGGGGCTACAGCCTACGGTTAGGAAAGGATTAAGCGCAATGCTTCCTTATAGTCGCATTGCTACTACGCCTATGGAAAGAAAAAGAGTTACTGCTGCATCCCATAAGTCGGATGCCATAAAGAAGCAGATTATAGATTTTTTAATGCAGGGCTACTCGGTCCAACGAGCAATGGATGCCGTTGGCAGAAGTGTCAAGACTTACGAGTATTACCGTAAGACAGACCTTGAGTTTGCTGCAGGTATAGACAAACTGCGAGCATTGACCGCTAGAGGTGAGATAGGCGGTCCGACCCAAGAGGTACCACCTTTTGACGAGTTCTCCCTAAAATATCTTGGGGTACAGGTATTTCCACATCAACGCCACTGGATTGATTTATTAGAGTCCAGACAGCCTACGGATGTCCACCCCTCAATCATTTACGAGCCAGGCGATAAAGACCTGCTCATTGTAAACACTCCCCCCGAACATGCTAAGTCTACGACTATTACAGTCAATTATGCTGTTTACCGAATTTGCCAAAACCCTAACATCCGAATCATGGTTGTTTCTAAAACCCAGGCTATGGCGCAAAAGTTCCTGCTCTCCATCAAGAACAGACTCACCCATCCTCGTTATCAGGACTTACACCTCGCCTTTGGACCTCCAGGCGGATTTGAAAAGAACTCTGATTCGTGGAAGCAGGACTTAATTTACTTATCATCAGAATCTCGTGACTCTGGTGAAAAAGACCCAACGGTTCAAGCCATTGGTATTCGTGGACATATCTACGGTGCCCGTGCTGACCTAATCATCATGGATGACTGTGTTGACCATACCAACGCCCATGAGTACGAAAAACAGATTGACTGGATTCAATCAGAAGTTATGTCCCGTATAGATAACGATGGCGGAAAATTACTGGTAGTGGGCACAAGATTACGCCCCAAGGATTTATATTCCGAACTCCGTGACCCCATGCGTTATCCCGATGAAACTTCTCCTTGGACTTACTTTGCTCAGCCTGCAGTATTGGAGTTTACCGATGACCCTACTGATTGGGTTACTCTTTGGGCAAAGACTAATATGCCCCCAGTGTCTGGTAATGGTACTCCAGATTCTGAGGGACTCTACGACAAGTGGACAGGCACGGCGCTCAATCGTAAACGAAGTCGCATGTCACCCAACTTGTGGGCGATGGTTTATCAGCAACAACAGGTACATGAAGATAGCGCTTTCCCACAGGATTCAGTTAAAGGTGTTATTAACGGTGCTCGCAACATTGGCATCATCCCGAAGAATAAGGCAGGCAACAGACTTTCTGGCATGGATGGGCTTGTTGTGGTTGCTGGGCTTGACCCCGCCATGGCTGGGCATACCGCTGCTGTTTGTATTGGTGTGGATGTATCTACCCAAAAGAGGTATGTGCTGGATGTGTCTAACAAACAGGGCATGAAGCCTGATGAAATAAGAGAATTGATTAAAGACTGGACAGATAAATATTCAATTTCTGAGTGGCGTGTTGAAAAAAATGCTTTTCAAGCAATGTTAACTCAGGACCGTGAGGTACGAGAATACCTACAAGCGAGGGGTGCGATACTCAAAGAACACCATACAGGAAACAATAAATGGGATACCGACTTTGGTGTCGCATCCCTTACAACTTTGTTTCATGGATGGGAAGAAGGCTTAAACCTTATTGAGTTTCCATCTACTCACATGTCAGAAGGATTAAAGGCTCTTATTGAGCAACTGATTACTTGGTACCCAGAAGCACCAAGAAGTCAAAAGACAGACTGCGTTATGGCACTTTGGTTTACCGAACTAGCCGTACGAGATAGAGTTTCAACTGCAAGCAACTTTGCTCGCAATCATAGTTACACAAATATGTTTCAAACTAGATATGACAAAAGCCAGCAAGTCACCGTTAACTTGAGTGATTACGCATACAACTAAGATAGGAGGTGAACATGGCACTTACCGTTGAAGAAATTAAGAACTATTATGACCGCTATCGCCGTATGTACGATGACCGCGACCAGCGCATGAATCAAGTTCTCCAAGTTCGTCAAGGCAAGATGCGAGATGTTTACCCAGACCTTTTCCCCGATGGTCCTTTTGAAAATCCTATCGTGGCAAATATGGTGGATATTGCAGCCCGTGATATTGCAGAAGTAATTGCACCACTACCAGCCTTTGGATGTACTTCAACCTCTATGGTTTCAGAAGCAGCCCGCAAGAAGTCTGATAAGCGTGGTGAGATTGTTAATGGAATCGTTAACTTCTCTGATTTACAGTCACAGATGTTTAATGCTGCTGATAGATATGTTACCTATGGATTTGTTCCAGCACAGGTTGAAATTGATATTGATGAAAATATGCCTCGCATTAGATTCTTTGATTCACTAGGAAGTTACCCTGTTATTGACCGTTATGGTCGTGTAACTATGTTCTTCCAACGCATGATGAAGCCAACAGAAGAACTAATGGCTAAGTATCCAGAAGTTGCACACCTTATTTACGATAAAAACAATACATCAACCATTTCTGAGATTATTCGTTTCCATGATAAGGACCAAGATGTTCTATTCATGCCTAATAAAAACAACTTAGTATTAGATAGAGCACCTAACCCAATGGGTGAGTGCTTAATTCGTGTCGTACAACGACCTTCATTAGATGACCAATCCCGTGGTCAGTTTGATGATGTACTTGCTATTCAAGTTGCTAAGGCACGCTATGCGCTACTTTCACTTGAAGCAGCAACTAAAGCAGTTCAGGCACCGATTGCGATGCCTCTGGATAGTCAGGAGTTAGCCCTTGGACCTGATGCAATTATGCGTTCCTCCAAACCTAATGAAATTCGTAGAGTCCCACTGGAACTTCCTGGAAATGTGTTCGCTCAGTCACAAGTTCTTGAGCAAGAACTCCGTCTAGGTTCTCGTTTTCCAGATGCCCGAACAGGTAATGTTGATGCTTCAATCATTACTGGTCAGGGTGTTAAGGCTCTTATGGGTGGTTTTGATACACAAATCAAGACTGCACATGCCATGTTCGCCCGTACATTTACAGAATTGTTAGCGTTAGCGCTAAGAGTTGATGAAAAAATCTTTGGCGATATGGATAAAGAACTTAAAGGCGTGTACAACGGTACCCCTTACAGTGTTAAATACAAGCCAAGTCGTGATATTAACGGTGATTACACAGTAGATGTTCAATATGGACTCATGGCAGGACTTGACCCTAACCGTGCATTGGTCTTTGGACTACAAGCACGAGGTGATAAGTTAATTTCTCGTGACTTCTTACGCCGACAAATGCCTTTCTCTTTCAATGCAACACAAGAAGAACAAAAAGTTGAAACAGAAGAACTCCGTGATGCTATGAAACAAGCAATTGCTTCTTATGCACAAGCAATACCTGCCCTTGCAAGTCAAGGACAAGACCCATCCGACATCTTACGCAAACTTTCGTATGTTATTAGTGCTCGCCAAAAGGGAACTGCTATTGAAATAGCAATCCAAGAGGCGTTCCAACCACAGAATCCCACACCTGCTGCAGCCCCAGGCTCAGTAAGTCCCGAATCTATGGGCATGCCAAGTGAGAGCGCAGCAGGTGGCGGGCAACTTCCAATGGGCTTGAGCGAAACTGGTCGTATGCAAGGAATTGCTCCTGGACAAATCATGCCAGGTGGTCGCCCTGATGTATCTTCACTTCTCGCTGGGTTAAATAACCGAGGCGAAGCAAACCTACAAGCAACAGTCGCACGGCGACAACCTATCTAAAGGGGAGGAGGGTAACCATGGCAAATACAAGCACAGCAAAGTATCCAAACAACCAACCTGGTAAGGCATCAAAGCCTGCTAATCAGGGTGGTGCTGGAAAAGCAAATGTAGCAGGACCTGTTAACGCTGGTATGCCTAAGGCTTCTAAGCCTTCTGCATCAACCACTATGTTTTCAAAGCAACCATCAGGAACACGAGGCTCAAAGTAAGCCTCAAACCTGAGTAAGTTTAAAAACTGCTCACTACTTTTAAATACTGACCTTAATTGGAAAGGAGATGCACATGGCATCAGGAGGCAACCGCCCAACTGCAGGACAAAACAACTATGCTGTTTCAGCAACAGGTGGCAGTGGTAATGGCGGAACACAAGCAGCGCAAGCAATGACAGGTGGACCTTATGGCGAGAATCAAGCCATGATGGAAATGCAAACATCTGCACCAATGAGCGCTTCTCCAACCTTTGCAGCAACTCCTTCAAGTGGTCGCCCACAAACAGCCCCAACTGGACAACAAATTGTTCCGTTAGATGCACCAACACAACGCCCTGATGAGCCAGTTACTACTGGTATTGATGCAGGAGCGGGTGCTGGTAGCGAAGTTATGTACGCAAAAGACCAGACTCTGGCAACAGAGGACCGTCAGCGTATGATTACTGCATTGCCAACGCTTTCAATTCTTGCAGAATCTCCTTCATCCTCTAACGCTTTCCGCAATTATGTTCGTTATTTGCGGAGCGTTCTTTAATGAGTTTTTCTGACAATCTTGGTAATTTTGCCAGCAATCAATTAAATAAAATTGGTAATGAAATTGGCTGGACTGTATTAGGACACGATATTGCATCTGTGGCATCCAATGACAAGTCTTGGGTTGGCGATGCATTTCAAATAGCAGGAGATGTTTTTAAAGGTTCTCTTGCTGGTATTACTTACGCACCTCGTAAGGTTCTAGGTGCAGCATTTAATGATGTTATCCTTCCAGTTGCCCGTACTTCATACAATGTTGGCGGTAAGTATGCTCGTGAGCCATTGTCTGCAGGATTACTTGGCTTAGCCACTAATGATTGGCAACAGTCTTGGGCACAGCGTGGAGAAATCTCTGCAGGTCAGGCTACTGCATACTTACAGTCACGATTTGACCCAACTCAGTCAGGGCTTCGTGGTGACTTTAATATCTTTGATGCTAATGACCGTAAAGTTTTTGATACTAACTGGGAATATCGCACCCTGTCAGGTGCCTATGATACCTTCTTTACAACAGTAACTGACCCACTTGGTAAGGTTGGTAAGGCTGCACAACTTGCTCGTAAGGCTCTAGTTTTACAACCAATGGGTGCAACCGATGCTGGTTTAACACAATTAACTAAAGATTTTTTAATACCAAAAAGCACACGCAATGTAACTATCCTTTCACCACAAACCCTTGCTACTAAAATCAATGAGGGTCGTGATGCAACTGGTGGACTTTACAATAGCATGGAGTGGTTTGCTAAAAACGATAAGTTAGCAATCCGCAATCATCCTATGGTTGCTGCATCTAACGATGCCGATACTCTTGCATACTTACTTGGTGAGGCAAAAACTACAGATGATGTAGCAGATGTATTACTTGCCACTGCAACTAAAGACACAGAGGCTATGGCTCGTCTAGTTGCAAAGCGTAAAGACATGGCTTTTGTTATGGATAAATTAAAGCCAGTATCTGAACTTGATAAACAAATTATGAACAATATGCCTACTAACGCTATTGTTGAAGATTTAAATATCCTTGATGCTGCAGCAACACATGTTGCCTACGCTATGAACGACCCTTATATTAAGTATCTAACAGGTTTAAACACAAAAGGTCTTGATTTAGCCAAGCGTACATTTGGTAATGCAATGGCGCAGCGTGGTGCTATTCGTTCTGCTGAACGCCAAACATCTCGTGCATTAGGTGAAACACCATCACCCACTTCATATCCAACACTTGGTATTTTCCAACCAACTAAGTATCACCCAGTAGTAGCAGTAGTTAACTTTGCTGAACGCTGGGCTGGAGAACGCCCTGCTGGTTACTTTAATGCTAACCACTCTGATTCATTTAATGAAATAAAAGCAATGGGTGGCATGCTTCGCCGTATTGTTGGTGATGAGGCTGCTGCTCCTATTATTGCTCGTCATTATGATGACTTTATTACAGCAGGAGATATACCTGAGGCTCGTGCTCGTGTGGCTGCATCTTTTGAAGAATTAGGAATTGCTCAAGTTAATAAGTCACTTGGTATTTCAGATGAAACTGCTAAGTATATTTGGGATGCTTACAAAGGTCGCCGTAAAACTGCAATGGATAGTATTCGTGACCGTAAGTTCTTAATGACAAATGATGGAACTATTCTTAAAATTCCTTATCTTGAACGCCAAGGTGCTAACGCATTGCCAATGGTTGACCTAGAAAATTATGCTCGTGTTCTTAAAGAGAACAGTGGTTTGATTAAGGCTATTGACGGTAGCCATGGCATTGTTGACCCAGATGAATTTAAATATATTGCTGGAATTATGAACGATATGTGGAAGGCTTCTGTACTTCTACGCCTTGGTTATACAGTGCGAAATGTTGGCGAAGCATCAATGTCTATCATGGCTAAAGGCTATGGATTAGTTGCTGCCTCAGAGTTAAGCACCGAAGGTGTTAAAAAATGGTACAACAATCGCGTTATTGGCGTAGAGCGTTTAACTGATAAGAATTTAGTATCTAAAGGTTTGCGTGAAGATTCAGTTAAACTTCGTCAGAACCTTGCAAGTGTTCAACAAGACCGTGCACAAATTGCTAGTTTAAACAAAGATATTGATGAGCACATGGCTGCTGTTGAAATTGCGTTTAAACGAGGACAACTAACAGAAGAACAAATGATGGAGTTCTTAGATGTTTCCTCATACCGCACAGGCGAGTTTATGTACCATGGTTCACCTACTGGACTTACTGGATTAAACCCTAATCGCCCATTGGCAATGAGTTACTCAGCAGAAGTAGCAGAAAAATATGCTGATGCTGGTATGCGAACCATCTCAGCAACTGAGATTCAAAAGCGTTTAACTGGTACTGCTGGTCGTTTACCTAAAAATATTGAACTTGCTCCTGGCGCAGATATTGGAACACCAGAAGTATTTGCCCAAATGCCAGCAAGTGAATTTGAAAATGTAACACAATGGGTACTTGGTGTTGCTGGTATTGAACAAAATATTTTACGAGGACAAGCCTGGGATGAGATTACTGGTGAATTAGAGAAATTAAATCCTTCTTCTCAGCAATGGGTAAATCAATTAGAACGCACTATTAAGCGCTCTGTAATTAACAAGCCAACAAAAGTTTATCGCATTACAGACAACATGGCTTTTTACAGAACACCAGTTGGTGGCATTGTTGATGAACCAGGATTTGTTGCTACAAGTAAAAATGCTGACATACCTACATCTCGTAATTTTTATCTTGAAATTAAATTACCAAAGGGTCACCCTGGTTTAGATATTAAAAGCACTTATGATGATTTTGCTGCTCGTGATGCGTTTATTAAAAGGCGCAGTGAGTGGCAAGATGCTCAAACAGAGGCAGAAGTTTTGCTTCCACCTGGAAGTAAGTTTAAAATTGTATCTCGTAGCCAACCTGACCCAGAAGGTAAAACAGCAATTAAGGTTGTTGTTGAAGCCATCCTTCCAAAGAAGGCTCCACTTCGTCAAGCATCTGGTGGCTTACAAACCATTGCTGCAGATATGCGTGAAGGTTTTATTAACAGCATTGCCAAAGGCAATCAAGTAGAACTTCTTAATCCACAGACTGGTACATGGCGTGCTATTGACCCAGCATCTATTTCTCAAAGATTATTAGTTGAGGGTAAGTTCCGTATCCGTAAACCAGGTAACCAAGGACAGATTCTTCACTCTAAGGTATTTGGTACTCCAGTAGACCTTCGTTCCAATAATGGAACAGGTACTAAACTTGGTTTAAACGACTACCCAGAACTTAAAAAACTTGGTCTTGATGCCCGTAAGCCAGACTCTTGGAAGGGTAAAGAAAAAGAATTATTTGATTGGATGCGTGCCAACGGTGTTGGTAAGTTAACACTTCCAGATGTTAAGGCTAATGGTCGTGCTACTGTTTTGGTTGACCCAACAATGGTTGAAACTGCAACCAACAAGCCAACTCAAATGCTTGCAAAGCGCCAACTTGATGCTATTCGTAACACTCGTGCAGTAACAAGTAATCAGTCTAAGGTTCTTCAAATTATTCAATCAACCGTTGAAAACGGTGGCGGAACATTTAAGTTTATGACTGGTGATGTGCCACAAGGTGGCGTTGCTGTAGCAGTTCGTGGTGGTACTTTTCAGTATAGCCTTGATGCAGCCAAAGCAAATCCTGAGGCTATGGCTCAACAACTTGCCGAACACATTGAAAATACTATTGGTAAATTCTCAGAGGCTGACCACTTTGGAACTTGGGTTGCACCCGCCGAAGATGGTACTATGCATATCTGGGCTGAACCAGTCAATGTAATGAAGAATCGTGCAGAGGCTATTAAGGTTGGCAAAGGCAGAAACCAAAAGGCTGTCTTTGATTTAGATACTTTTGAAGAAATTAAAACAGGAGGAACAGGCGATGTCGGAGCAAGCGAAAACTTTGCATTGGGTCAAGGCACAAAAGCCGTTTGGTCAAATGTCACCAGAGGAACGCAAGGAGTTCGCCCAGAATCTAGCGAAGCAAATCGTACAGCAAGCCTCAGTGAACTTGCCACCCGTATCGGAAGCGGAAAATATCCAACCGATGGCATAGTTAATCTTGTTCGTGATTTAGCGGATAGAGATGCTCTTGTTAGAGCAAACCATGAAAACTTACTTGCTCGTCTTGATGCTCGTGTTGTTGAAGAAAGTCGTTTAAACGCACCAAAACAAATGCTTGGTACTGGTATGCGTAGAACAACGCTTTATGATGGCACAGTTATTGAACATGGCGATGCTTTCCAAGGTGAACCTGGTCAGATTCTTGCACAACAAACTGACAATGCTGATACCTATAAGTTAATGGCAGATGCTCCATCACAATTATTTGCAGCACGCTATGGCAACATGCAAGAAACTCGTTTAAGTGCAAGTGACCCACGCTACTTTAATGGCTACGCTAACTTTCTTAATAACTTCTTCCGTTCACCTACGGAAAATAAAATTGACCCAGTTATTGAATTATTCTTAAATAATAAAACTCCAGAGTTTGTTGTTAACTGGCTTCGCAAAGACCCAAAGGGTATTGCTTATGCCGAAAAGATGAACATTGATGACAAAGCATTTAAGGTAGCAAGTCAACGCCTTAATGTTGGAACAGATGCTGAGGACTTTGTAGGAAACCTACATAGTGGATACCAACGCTACCTTCCAGATGCTGAAATTCAAGAAGCCTTCCGTGCTAATCAACTTGATGAGATGTGGCTCCGTAGACACTTTGCAGACCAGCCTGCAATGCCAGATATTATTGGTAGCACAATTCCAGTTGGACAAAGAGTTAAACTTGGAAGTGCTGCTGGTTATCAAAAGTTTGTAGAAAAAGCATTTTACTTCCTTGGTTCATTACCTGAAACAACACTTGCTCGTCACCCATTGGCTCGTGCTGTATACCGTACTGAAATGCAACAGCGTGGAAACATTGCTCTTTCCCTTAAGCGTTCACAACTTAATGACCCTAAAGCAGAATTAACACTTGATGAAATCAATGGACTTCGTAGAGATGCCGTTGAATCAACTCGTAAAGAAGTAAACAAGACTCTTTTTACTATTATTCGTAAGTCTTATGCAGGCGAAAAGATGCGTTATATTATGCCGTTCTTTAGTGCATGGGAAAATACTATTCGCCGTTGGGCAACTCTTTCTAAAGATAACCCAGTTGCACTTGCCAAGGCTGGTCAAATTACTGCAAGCCTCAGCAATCAAAACAATGTTGTAGACCGTGATGGAAACATTGCAACTACATTTAGTTATGACAATGTAATTGTCCTACCTATGCCTGAAACATTTATGAAAACCATGGAAAAAATCCCTGGCGCTAGTGGACTTGCCGCTGCTATTCGTAGCACTGGTGGTCAAGTAAGTATTCCAATTCGCTCCCTTGATGTTATGTTCCAAGGTGAAGCAACTGCTGGATTTGGTCCAATCGTTGCATTACCTGCTGGTGAACTAGAAAAGATGCGCCCTGATTTTGAAACTATCCTTGCTCCAGTTATTCCTTTTGGTCCACAAGAAGGTAATATATTTCAAGCAGGCGTAAAATCAATATTGCCACCATATCTACAAAAGGCTGCACAAACTTGGTCAGCCACTCGTGATGGTCAATGGTCAAGAACATTTAACACTGTTTACCGTTATGAACTAATTAAATTTAAACTTGGTGAGCGTACTACTGAACCTACATTTCAAGATGTAGAAAGACTTACAAATGACATGTATAGAGTTAAAATGCTTTCTAACCTTATACTTCCATTTGCTGCACAATATGATTCACCATTGAGTTGGTATACACAGCAATACCGTAAACTACAACAAACATACGGTATGAAGGCTGATGCTCTATTCCTACAGATGTATCCTGAAATGGCTGAGGCAACAATCTCTGCTTCTATGAATAACACTGGCGTTAGTGCATCACAAAAAGCAGTTTCAAATATTCAAAAGTACAATGGCTTACTTTCTAAGATTGGCACAACCACTCCAGAAATGATTGGTTTTGTTGTTAATGACCCTAGTGGTAAGTATGACTTTAGCAATGCTGCATACCAATGGCAGATGCGTAATAGTCCAGTACCTGGTTCAACTACTAACTTCCGTGGTCAGCGTGACCCAGCGCTTCTCAAGCAAGATGCAAACAAGAAGTCAGGATGGATTGATTACCGTAAGGGTATGGATTATCTTGACTCACAACTCTATGGTCAAGGATTCCAGTCTTATTCAGAGTCTGGTGCCGAAGAATTAAACCTTATGAAGCAAATGTATACTCAGCAATTAGCACAGGCAAACAAAGACTGGGCTGCTGATTTCTACAGTGTAGATAAAGGTAAATGGATTTACCGTATGCAAACAATTAAGACAATCCTTTCTGACCCTGAGTGGGTAAAAGATAATGCATCTCGCCCTGTTGTTAACCAAATAGCAATCTATTACAATACTCGTACACAAATTGCTCGTGAGTTAGCAAGTAGAAAAGCGGGCGGTGGAGCAGCATCCCTTGAGGCTAAAGATAATGAAGATTTAAATAGGCTTTGGACAAATACAGTTGCAACCCTGCGACAAGAATCAGGCGGAGAGTTTGATGCTTTCTACCAACGATTCTTACAAAACGACCCTGTGACTTTGGGATAGGACTATGACAGATAAAGAAAAATATAACTTCTTAAAGCAGATGCATCCTGATAAGTCAGAAACCGAAATTGTTGCTGCAGTTAAAGATTTTAAAGTTCTTGAAAGTGGCATGGCTGGCGGTCAAATTGCTAAAGCGCTATTGAAATTTGGACAGTCTATTTTTGCTAAGAAGGCTGTAGAAGAAGGTGCTGTAAAGGCTGCCAAAATGAGTCTTAAGAAAAAGGCTGCTATTGGTGCTGTTGGTCTTTATGCTGGTAGTAAGGCTGCAGGTTCAATATCAAATGCTATTGGCGGAAACAAAGATACTACCGATACCACTGGTATGACTCAAGCAGAACTTGATATGGCTAACGCCGTTGCTGCTGCTAACTCTGCAGGACTTGATGTTAATTCACTTATTGCTGGTCCAGGTGGACAACAGTTAAACCTTAGTGCTAATAACCTTCCAGCATTTATGGCTAAGTTTGGTCAGTCTGCCACTGGTTATGTTGGCATTGGTAATGTTGGAATCTTTACTGGTAAGGAAACCAGTGGTACTAAAACTGGTCCTAAAGGTATTATTTATCCAACAACCAAAAAAGAATTAGTATCACTTCCAGACTGGAATAAATTGCTTCCAGTAGATGAAAAAGGACTTGCTTCTACAAAACAAAAGTTTGTTGATGCTGGCGTACTTGCACCTACAGATGGACTAGATAAAATTAAATCAGCGTGGGAAGCCTATGGCAAGATGTCATTAGAGTATAGCCGTGCTGGTCATAATGTTAGCCCATGGGATTTACTTAATATTCAAAAAGGATTAAGCGGTAGCGGAAGTCAAACAACTACAACCATTGATGTAAGTCAAATGGCTGATGTTGATATTAAATCTACTGCCAAAAGACAACTTGCTCAATCACTTGGTTTATCCAATATTGATGATGCAATGTATAAAGATATTCTTTCTATTGTTCGCAAGAACGAGGCTAAGCGCCCTACTAAATCAGTGCGTACTACCACTGGTAATACTACAAAAGTTAAAACAACACCAGGCTATGGCACAGCAGATGTGCTTGCTGATGTTGAGGCTTACGCAAAGAAAGACCCAAGGTATGCAGAGTTCCAAACAGCAAATGTGTTTGGTCAAGGTTTAACTCAAGCGTTAGGACTTAAAGCATAATGGCTGACACCTCATCAACGACTTCAACTACTAGCGCAACCACTGCTGCCCCACCAATGGCAACATGGATTATTACTGCACTTTCAACTATTCCTGAACTTAATGCTGTATATCAAAAAGTTCGCAATGCTGACGGTTCATTTAAATATGATGCGGCAACTATTGCCACAATGATTAACGACACTGAGTGGTACCGTTTAAACGGACCAACAGTGGCTCAAAAACTTATTGACCGCATTAAAGGTGGCGAGAATAACTACCGTGAAGGTGTTAATGAATACCGTCAGATAGTTTCAAAGACTGCTACAGAACTTGGTTTAGATGCATCTGACCCAGCAATATCTAGTTATCTTTCAGCCTTAGGCGAGAACGCATACCTACACAACTGGACACCATCACAACTTGAAGGTGTTATTACAAGCAACCCTGAAATAGTTAAGAAAATTAAAGGTGGATTATATTCAGCCCAAACAAGTGACATTGTTGATTATGCAAATACCATGGGTAGTGTTGTATCTGCTGGAGATGTAACAAACTATACACAGCGTTTGTTAGGTCTTACAGATAAAAACGGTGTGCGTGTTCGCTCATCCGTTGATGATATTAAAGCAGAGATTCGCAAGAACACTGCTACTAAGTATGGTGTCTTTGCTGACCAAATTAACGCTGGTGTAAGCCTATGGGATTTAACATCTAACTATCGTCAAAAGATTGCAGATAAATTAGAGGTTGACCCTGACACTATTAAATGGGATGACCCATTATTTAAAGATGGAAAGATTTTTCAATCTGTTGACCCTAAAGACCCAAGCAAAATTATTGCTCGCCCACTATGGGAAGCAGATAAAATGATTATGGCTGATGAGCGTTGGCAGTATACAAAAAATGCTGATGCACTTTATATGGGTTATGGCAAAGCAATGTTAACTAAATTTGGGAGGGTCGCATAATGGCAGTCCCAGATAGTAAATCTCCCACAACTGCTGTTCGTGTAGAACCAGGCGATACCCTTAGCCAAATTGCAAAAGATAATGGTTTAACGCTAAAAGAAATTAGAGCGCTTAACCCTGTACTTATGAGCAATCCTAAGTATGACAATGGAAATATGATTTGGTCTAACACCAAAATTAACATTGCTCCTACCGCTGGTGTTAACGCAACTGCTAAAGTTGAAAAGCCAGTAACACCAACTCCAGTAGTTCCACCCGTAGTTCCTCCAGTAGTCCCACCTGTGGTTCCACCTGTTGTTCCACCCGTAGTTCCACCTGTTGTTCCACCAGGCGAAGGTGCTAACACAAACCAAGGACCAGCCGTTGGTGGCAAAGGCGAAAACAATCCATCACCTACTCAGGTAGACGGCGGAGGAGCCACTGGCGGCATGCCAGGGGGCGCTACAGCCTTTTCTGGTGGTTTTACTCAGGCTGACATTGATAAGGCGTTTAAGGCAGGCGAGGCAACAGCAGCCAAGGTTGCAGCAGATAATATCTATGCCAACAAGGTTAAGGCTTCTGACAAGTTAGTCACTCTTTTTAAGGCTCAAGGCATTGATGACCCTGGCTTTGCTAAATTTATTAGCGATAGCATTATGAACGATGTGTCTGAGGCACAAACCCTTATTGATATTTATGACCAACCAGTATACAAAACACGCTTTCCTGGTATGGATAAATTGCGTAGTAAGAATCGTATTATTACAGAAGATACTTACATTAAACTTGAAAATCAAATAGTTCAAACATTAAAGTTTTTTGACTTACCAGTTGGTTTCTATGACAACCGCACCATGCTTGGTTCAATCATTGGCAATGAGGTATCACCTAAAGAAGTACAAGATAGAGCACAGGCTGCACAAGATTTGGCTAAGTCTACTAATCCAGAGATTCGTACAGCCCTTAAAGAGTTCTATAATATTGGCGAAGGCGATATTACTGCTAACTTCCTTAATGGAGATTTGGCTGGACCATTGCTTCTTAAGCAAGCACGAGCAGCAGAGATTGCTGGTATTGCAAAGGTAGCGGGCTTTAATGCATTTTCAGGTACAGAAGCAGGACAACTTGCAGAACAAGATGTTTACAAGAATATGAACTTGACTGACTTGACTACTGCCATTGGTAAATCTGGTACACTTGCAGATACACAACGCAGACTTGCTTATCTTGAACAAGGAACTTACTCAGACAGAGAAGCACTACAAGCAACAGTTGAATCTAATCAACAGGCAATACTTGCATCTCAACGCAGAGCATCCCGTGAAACTGCACGCTTTAGCGGTAGCAGTGGACTCGGAAGCGCATCGCTTAAGACAGGCAGCGAAGGCAACATATAAAAGAATCCCCACCCTGATAGACCAGCCCAGGGGGGCGTAATAGTCTGGTAGCAATAGCCAACATGGTTTCCCCGAATCGTGTTTGTGGATTGCGAATACAACTAACAAGGGAGATAGGTAGATGGCTACCAATTATGACGAAGATGATGACTTCTTAGATGAGGACCAACCTCAGGATGTCGTTAAGCAACTACGCAAGGTAAACCGTACGCTTGAAAAGCGTATGAAAGAACTTGAAGTAGAGGCAACTACACTAAAGAATCAAACTCGTCAGCGCACCGTAAAGGATGTACTGACAGCAAAGGGTATCAACCCAAAGGTCGCAGCATTTATACCTCAGGATATTGAAATTACTGAGGAAGCCGTTTCAACATGGCTAAATGAATACAGCGATGTATTTGGTGTTAAACAAGAGTCTACACAAGGCGAGAGCCAGGCTCAGAACCCTGCACTACAGGCACAGCGAAGAATCAATGAAGTTGTTTCAACAGGAACTCCACCAGGAGTTGATGAAGATTCAATGGCTAAGATTCTTAACGCTAAGAACGCCTCAGAACTCAGTGCATTACTCGGTGTTTCAGTTCTTTAACTCAAACTACCAATCACCAGGAGGTGAACCCACATGGCATACACAGATTCGTCAGCACTCGCTGGCTTAATCAAAACAGCGTATGACCGCTATGTAGAGTTTGCGCTTCGTTCACAGCCACTGATTCGTTCAGTAGCCGACAAGCGCCCTGCTCAAC